GTGTAGTGAAGTACATAAAAAGCCTGAACTAACCGCATGGTGCCGGTGGTGCCCTTTCACGTCGATAATGTATACAAGAGGTGTGATCAATTATTAACACCCTGTTCACAATTTCTGATGTGCCCTATGCTACTATATAATTGCAAGGACAAACTTGCATCGAACATCAACTACGAGACGAAAGGACGAAACACAATGAAAGTTATCGCAAAGTATGTCACTGTGAAAGACAAGCAGGTTTTGACCTTGCTGTTTCTGGACTGGAACAGCAAGCGCGACTGTCTGGAAGTCGTCATGGCACACGGCATGAAACCGTTCACCTCTGCCACCGGTTCCAAGGGCCTTGAAATGGCCCTTGAGGATATCAACGCCGAAACGCTGAAATGCGAAATCGGTGTGGAGATTTCCGTATGGTTTCATGCTTGACGGTGACGACTTCACCGACGCATATAAAGAAAGGAGCGTTTCCAATGGCTGACCCTTGCACCTGTACCGGCCCTTGCGCCACGCCGACAAACGTTTCGCATACTCTGCTGTATGAGGACGCGGCACAAAACATTTACGGCCTTGTTTATGACAAGGACGACAATCTTCTGAACATCGTTGACGGCGTGGGCAAGCTCGACCCCCTGCCCTTTACCGCCTTTGAAGAGGCCGCACGCCGTGGCTTTCCGTATGCGCCCCAGTGGAGCCCCTGTTGTCACGGGGGCAAGACCATGGAACAGCAGGCGGCAGAGCTGGAAGCGCAGAAACACCACATTGCCAGCATCTACACCAACCAGAGCCCGACGGCCCTCTTTCCGACCAACGGTGACAGCGTGGCGAAACAGTTCATGTTGCGCTGGATTTTCTAAGAGGTGATACCATGCAGGACATTAACAACAAGCTGGCCGATATCCTTAAGCCTTGACCGGTGTACTTGATAAACTCGATACACTGGCAGAGCAGAACGCGCAGATTATCGGCCTGCTGACCGATATCAAGACCAACACCACCAAGTAATAAAGGAGAATATATCATGTTTAACAAGAACAAACAGAACGCCGCTCCAGAAGTCGTCAAGTCATATCTGTCCATTGAGGACGCAACTGTGCAGGCGTGTCACCTCATTTCCGACCGGATTTGTGTGTTCACTCTGAATGTTCCGGGCGCGACGTTCCTCAATCTGAAAGTCGTTGACGGCAAAAACGGCGAGTTTATCGCAATGCCGCAGAGCAAGGGCCGGGATGGGCAGTATTACGACCTGTACCGCGTGTACTTCTCTGAGCAGGATGCCCAGCGCATCATTGCCGCAGTTTCGGAGCACGCCACGGCGCAGGGCGAAAAGACGGATTATAAGACCCGTTACGAGGTGTAAACATGAGCAAGCGCAACATGAAAAATATTGCGCTTGACCTATATGAAAGCGGTGGATGGGTCAATATCCCGTCCATCGCTTCTTTAGGTTGTTGGTGCAATATCCTTATTGGTAAACGTCAAGTTGGTAAGACCTACGGCACGTTGAAATATGAGCTGAACGAGGGCAAGCGGTTCCTGTACCTACGTCGCACAACCACGGAGTTTGACGCTATCACCAGCGACCCCGACTTAAACCCGTTCTTGCCTCTGAAAAAAGAGGGGTTTGACGCTGATATTGTGAAAGGCGGCAAAGTCACCTATACAATAGGCCGTTTTGAGTATGAGGACGGCAAACCAAAGCAGTGTTTGGAGAAATATGGAATCGGTATGACCCTTCCCAGCATTGCGAATATCCGTGGTTTCAATGGCTCCCAGTTTGAGGACGTTGTTTTTGATGAATTCATACCCGAAAGAATTGTTATCAAGCGCAAGGCAGAGGGCGACGCGCTTTTGAATGCCTATGTGACCATCAACGGAAACAGAGAACTAGAAGGGAAACCGCCGTTGCGTCTCTGGTTGCTTGCAAACGCATTTGACATTGCAAGCCCCATTTTGGTGGAGCTTGGCGTGGTGGATGAAATCGCCAAGCTGTGCAGGACGGGCAGAGAATGGACGGTAACAGAAAGCGGCGTGTTCATTGGTATGCCCAAGTCCAGTGCGGTAAGTGCCAAGCGTGCGCAAACCGCTTTCATGCGTCACATGATGAAAAACAAGGATTCAAAGTTTTATAAAATGGCAATGGAAAATCAGTTTGCTTACAACAATCTGGAAGCGGTACGGCCCATGAACCTTAAAGGCATGAAACCCCTATATTCTGTGGCGGGGTTATATGCGTATGTGTATGACGGCAACCACATTTATTTATGTACATCCCGGCACGAAAGCCGGGAAGTCTACCCGGACACGAAAGCAGGGAAAACCGCTTTCCGTCTGCATCACCCATTCTTTGAGGCTATGTTAAACCTTAACCAGATTTGGTGTTCCGACGTGCCCACGTTGCTCAAAATCAAAGAATTTCTTGACATTGACGACTAGACAGAGTATTATAAAGGTGCAGGGGCCCCCAAAACTTAGACAGACCGGAAGTCTGTGGGGTAGCATTTCTAAGTTGCGCACCCCTGCTTTTATAGAAAGGAGTAGACAATGTTTACTTATTCATACAAATACGCCGCAGAAAAGCGGCTCTCTCCTCACTTTCGCGTGAGGGAATTCCATTCCAAGCACGACCCCAGCGACATTGTAAAGGTTGACGAGCGGCTTTTGACCTTGCTTGAAAACATCCGAAATTTTACCGGTAAACCGGTACACATTAACAGCGGATACCGAAGCAAGGAATACAACGCCACTCTCAAAAACGCCTCTCCCCGGTCTCAGCATTGTAACGGCATGGCGGCTGATATTTGGATTGAGGGCGTGACACCGTCCAGAATCGCAGAGATAGCAGAGGTTTATTTGGGCGCTTCTGGCGGTATCGGCGTATATCACACGTTCACCCATGTGGACGTTAGAACCAACAAATCAAGATGGAAAGGAGCCTATTGATTATGGCACTCAGCATTAACGACGTTCTTACATTGGCAAACGCAGGTTTTTCCAAAACCGATATTGCCGCTTTTATGAATCTTGGCAATCCCCAGACCACTCCCCCCAGCCCTGTGCAGGTTCCCGGCGCAACTGCACCCACGGTTCCGACCGCTCCGGCGACGGTTCCCACTCCTGCACCTGCCCAGCAGGCCCCGGCCGCTCCCGACCTTGGCCAGCTGGTGGCAAGCCTTGCCGACCTTAGCAAAAAGGTTGACGCGCTCAATGTTCCGACCGCTGGCACCGTGGGCGCTCTTCCCACTGTCACCAGTGTGGAAGATATCATTCTGGGGGCGGTCAAGCCTGCCCCTGCACCCGAAAGCCCTAATTTCAGTATTATGGAAGGAGTTGTTAAGTAATGGCTAATCCGAATTTCCCCGAAAAGGCAGGCGCAACGGTTTTCCGTCCGCAGGACATTTATACCATTGCCAATAATTTGGTTCGGCAGGTGACGGGCCAGGCGGCAATCACTGCCGTTGATACCTCTTCTTTTATCAACGTCGGGCAGATGTGTCTGAACACCAGCAAAGAGGGCACGTTGCAGGCCCTTTATAATATGGTCTCGCGTACCATTATCGCCACTCGCGCATACAGTGGCCGCTTTACCAGCATCGAAACCACGTCGCAGGAGTGGGGGCTGTTCATCCGCAAAATCGCTTTTTTCTCTGGTAAGTTTGACGAAACCAAGTTCATCAACACAGTCCAGAACCCCAATACCTTGCGCGACGGCCAGAGCGTGGATATGTATAAGATTTCCAAGCGGTACCCGCTGGAAATGTGGTATACTGGGCAGGCCACGCTTGACCAGACCTATACGACGTTCCGTTCTCAGCTGACGACCGCTTTCACCAGCGAAAGTGAACTGTCGGAATTTCTGACCGGTATCACCATAGAAGTTGCAAACGACGTAGCCCGCTGGAAAACTGCCGAGAATCGCGCCGTCGTGATGAACTTTATCGGCAGTCTGTACAACACCGGCAAACCCGGCCAGAAGGTCAACCTTACTGCCGAATTCAACAAGGCACGCGGCACCGCGTACACCACCGCCGACCTGCTGACCACCCATTTGCAGGAGTTTCTGTCGTTCTTTGTCTCCCTGCTGGAAACCCAGACGGCCCTGCTTGAGGAAAGCACCGACCTTTATCATCTGGTTCCCGCCTGCACCGACGACAACGGAGATCCGTTGACCCTGCTCCGGCACACTCCCAAGAGTGAACAGAAACTGCTTCTGTACCAGCCCCTCATCAATGATGCCAAGTCGTGGGTGTTCCCTGCTATCTTTGGCCCCGGTTACCTTTCCTTTGGCAACTATGAGGGGGTCAACTTCTGGCAGAACATCCACGACAAGAGCCGCGTGAAGGTCATTCCCGCTCAGTTCAACGTGAACACCGCCAAGCAGGAGACCGGTGAAGAAGTTGACCTGCCCGTGGTGGTGGGCCTGCTGTATGACCGCAGAGCGCTGGCGACCGTCTACATGATGGACAGTGTTTATACTACTCCTTTCAACACGAAAGGCGAGTATTACAATACGGAACATCATTGGAAGATGAACTATATCAGTGACCCCACCGAGAACGCGATTCTCTTCTATATGAGTGACGAACCGTAAAACAGCCGCGAAGGCCCGACCGTAAAAGGCCGGGCCTTTATTGTTAGAAAGTAGGTGAAACAATGGCACGAGGTGAATTTAACGGCGCAGTTCCCGCGCCTAGCGTGGAACACGGATATCACTTCCACTTTGGAAACATTGAGAAGCGCGTGAATTCAACCAAAGCATTTGATTATACCAAGCTCCCCGACGAGGAGCGGTGCGATTTCAAGCAGACCACCAGCATGGAACGGCCCGTGATTTACGTCACGTTGAACAGTATCAACATTTCCCCCCAGTGGAATTATTGCCAGTGTGAAGAGACAGCAAGTTTCTATTGGATACGCGATATTTCAATTGGTATCCGAGGCAGGGGAACCGCGAATATCTGGCAGTTCACGCTGGAGCTTGACCCGCTGGCAACATACCGGGATGAAATCTTGAAAACCGACGCATTCATTGAATATGGATTCAATCAAGATTCCAGCGGCGCAACGTTCCGTTTACAGGATACCCGGCAGGCCGTTGGAATGGCTCCCAAGATTTTCACCGCGTCGGCAGATATCACGGACGGAAATATTGATGCCTCTGGTGGCACATTTGTTCTGTCTTGTGTTGGCAAGTCTGGCCTGCACGCCTATGCAATGAGCGCCGCCACGTTGGAAAGTTTGTTGACCGCAGTTTCCTTGACGTGGGAAACCCTTACCAAGCCTATGGTTCGTTGGGAACTGGCATTGCCCGAGTTTATGAACAAACTTTTGTTCGGCGGCAACGCATTGGAGTGCGTCCGCTCCTGCATCTGGATACCCATAAACCTTTCCAGATATGGCGCAGGACGGCAGACGGAAATCACCTTGGGGCAGTTCAACACCACCGTTTTTGCACAACAGGTCACTCCGTCCAGTTCCCGGAGTGTTCATACCACGATAGCGATACCGTGGCCCGCAGACGATTGGAAGAGGCTGAATTGTCAAATTCAGTTATATGTTCCTTTCGTGGGCACGCTGGTGGTTCCCGTTGACCAATGCAACACGGCGGAAAATATTGATATTGACTGGTCTGTGTGTTTCGTGGACGGCAGTGTAACAACACTAGTACGGGCAGGAGATTACACGGTATACGCTGGAAGCACCAGCATAGCCAGCCCCTACGGAATCGGCATCAGTAACATTGACCCGGTGCGTGCGCTGACCGGTGCAATCAGCACCGTCTCCGGTGCAATGAATTTCGGCGGGGGTCTGCTTTCCACCGTGGCGGGGTTTGCTGGCGGCACGATGCAGGCCGCGCAAGGTATCGCCCAAGTTGCGCAGGGTGTACAGCAAACAGTTTCCCCTATCAACTGTTCTGCCGGAACTATGGGCGGTGCGTCGCAGGTACAGCTACCTTTGGAAGCAAAGTTGACCCTGCTGTATTATCCCCCGGTGGACGACGCAGGTTTCCAAAAGGTGTACGGATATCCGGTGATGAAAGTTGCAAAGCCTGTGCAGGGATACTGTAAAACCCGTGGTTTCTCCTGTGCTCCGCTGAACGCCAAGCCCGATGAAATTTCTTACATCAACGCCGCAATGGACAGCGGTGTTTTTATCGAATGAGGTGATTATATGTACCAATGTTATAGCGGATACTACGACGGCGGCACGCTGTGCGGGAATTTCGATGCAACGTTTTCCACCGACGCAATGAATTACTGGGAACGTTCCTTCTTTCAGAGGTTGCGCGGTCTCATTGAGTTCAACGGGCTCCCGGAGAACGGCCCCGGGCAAATCGGGTGGGACTACGACGCATTTTTGTACCAGCTTTTCCGCACCGGTTATGCGACCGTGTTCAAGTCAAAAACCTACGGTCTGGTTGTACAGCCCGCATTTCCGACCGGTTACGGCCTGCAATACCAGCCGCGCGGAATGCAGATTTCGACGACGTTCTTTAATTTTCCGCGCCCTCTGGAAATCGGCAAAGAGTGCGCCGTTATCAAGCTTACACCCGACTATCAAGGAACGTGGGACTTGGTGACCAAGTACGCGCGGGAGATGCAGTTGGCAGAAATCGCAATCCGGCAGAGCGCAATCAATGCCCGTTTCGCCTATGCGGCTATCGCCAAGGACGACAAGGGCAAGCGCACCATGGAAGGAATCTTTAGCAAGCTGGCGAACGGTGCCCCCGCTGTTGTTATCAACGCCGATTTGAAACAGCAGTTGACCACCAAAGCGGACGGGGATTTCACTCTGCCTATCATGCAGTTTGACCGCGACCTTTCCAAAAATTTTATTCTGCCCGATTTGATGGAGTATCGTCGGAACATCCTTTGCGACTTTTACAGGGAACTGGGTGTTTCCGTTCAGCCCAACAAGAAAGAAAGAATGGTTGTGACGGAATCGAAAGCGGCAGACGCGGAAACCTTCAACCGGCGCGAGGTCTGGCGCATCACGCTGGAAAAGTCCCTTGCAATCGTCAATGAGATGTACGACACCGATATCACGTTTAAGATGGTTGAGCCCGATTTCGACGCAGGCGAGGCCGACGAGACCGAGGCCAACAACGAAGGGGAAGAGGTGAATAACAATGTTGGTGAATGAGCTTGTCTCTTCTTGCAATCTGGAAGCGCTGTTGATGGCAGACCCCAACCTTTTTGCCAATATGATTGTCCCCGATGGCATGGAGAAAGCCGGAGTTATCCAAGCTATCCGCAGGGCCCACGGTCTGGCTCCCCTGTATCACCCCGACCCTATTTGGATGAAATCAGAATTGTACTGGTGGAGCCGGGAAAATCTCCCCATTTGGAAAAAACTTTTCGCAACAACTCAGCTGGAATACAATCCCATCTGGAATACTGATGTGTCTGAAATCACCAAGGATACCACCGAACGGGCCAAGGATACCGCCGAGAACACGGCCACCCACTCCCACGGTGGAGCCGATGAACAGAGCCAGCACGCAGACGACCGGCACCAGATGGAGACCACCGGCAACCTGTACCATGAGGACACCAAAGCGGACGGTTTCACCACGGACAATGCCGCAGGGCAGGAGAAAACGGTGGGCAGTACTGCCGGGAAAGAGCATGGTTTTGCTCATACCCAGACCAGCGCGGACGAGACCCGGGACACGAAGGGCACTCTTGACCGGGATACGACCGGCACCCGGCTCACTACCCACGGTGAAACAATGACCGATAAAGTCAAGACCACCAAGGACAGCCAGACAGACGTTGAGGGCAAGGTTTCTGCCGAGAACGAAGCGACCTATCAACCGTTCGACGCATCCACCACTATCTATAAGGAGACCGGAACCGCAGACGATACCCGCAAAACCGACTGGACAGAGACCGAGAACACAAGCGGCACCCAAGACGACGTAACCACCGAGAACATGACCGACCACCAAGAAAGCACGTCGGACACCGAGACCAAGCAGGACACCGAGGGAGTGACCACCGGCCAGCGGGACAGCATCGACCGGGCCCACGGTACCCATGGTGACACGGGCCGCACCGATGGACACGGGCACACCGAGCGGCAGGCCGGAGACCGTGGAACCGCGCAGGATTCTAAGACCGGCAAGCATGAGGAACACGGCCTTGCCGCTGTTACGGGCAAGGAATCGGAGACCGTAACCACCGTTCACGAGTGGAAGCGAGGCGGCAATATCGGCGTGACCACGACGCAGGAGATGATTGAGGCCGAGCGGCAGACTGTGCTTTTTAATATGTATCGTGTTATCGCAGACAGTTTTCACCGCACATTCTGTCTTGACGTTTATTGAAAGGAGTGGTATCATGGTATCGGAAATCATCGTGGCGCTTATCGGTGGCCTTGTGACGCTTTCGGGTGTTCTTATCGCAAACAGCAAGGCGCAGGCCGTCACCGATACACGCCTTGACGAGTTGACCCTGGAAGTGCGGGAGCATAACCACTTTGCCCACCGCGTCCCCGTGTTGGAAGAGCAAATCAAAGTGGCAAACCACCGCATAGATGAATTGGAAAGGAAGGTTGACTAGTATGAAAATCAAAGCCTCTACTATCGCAAGAACTGCTGTTCTCGCTCTGGCTCTGGCAAATCAGATTCTCAGCGTTGCCGGTCTGAGCCCTCTGCCCATCGACAGCGCCACCCTTGAGCCTTGGGTGACCACCGGTCTGACGACTGCCGCGGCTGTCTGGGCATGGTGGAAAAACAATTCGTTCACCCCGGAAGCAATCCGGGCCGACGAACTGATGAAAGAAATGAGGGGGTGAATTTATGGACTATCCGTTTTGTCCGTCCCCGCCCTACGTCCCCGGAGACCCGGGGATGTATGACCTTCGTTGGATGGTCTCCCAGATTCAGAGCTTGACAGCTCTGGTGCAGGGCATTGCCAAAGGGCAGGAATCGCAGGGCGGCAACATCACCGCGCTGAATTCTGCAATGGCTGACCTTGCCGCCGCTCAGAAGTGTATCAACGAACGTCTGAACGCCGGTGACTTTGAAAACGGTAAGTTTTTGGAGTGGGCCGATAAAAACCTTCCCAGCATGGTTACTGAGATGGTGCGTTTTGTCTGGTTTGGTCTGACCCCGGACGGGCATTTCTGTGCTTATGTTCCGGCTAATTGGGGCTGGCTGACCTTCAACACCGGCACCGATATCACCGAGCCCGAGTATGGTCATCTTATCATTACCTATTAAGAAAGGAGTTTTCAACATGAGTTGCAAGAATGATTGTGGTTTCCCCATCAAGCCCGCACCCTTTGCGCCTGCTGACCCCGGCCCCTGTGGGCCGGGCCCTTGCGGCCCCCATCACCCGCCGATGCCGCCCCGGCCCCCTGTTCCCTGTGGGCCGTGTCCCCCGTCTCAGTATATCGGCAGTCGGTATGTGCCGATTTTCGCCGACCCCATCGAGTGGGATATTCACCGCTCCTATGAATCTCTTACCATTGTGACCCACGACGGCGAAAGCTACACGAGCAAGTGCAACGTGGGCCCCGGCGTGGATATCACCAATACTAGATACTGGGCCAAGACCGGCGCATATAATGCGCAGGTGGAGCAGTATAAGAACGAGGTGAAAGACCTGTCGTCTCAGGTCTCCGGTTTCGCGTCTGACAACGCGGAATTCCGGGAGAAAATCGACCAGTTCACCAAGGACAATGCGGAGATGAAAAACACCGTGGCCGAGGATAAGGCCCGTGTTGACGCTCTGGCCGAGCGCGTGGCAACTGCCGAGACCGAGATTGACGGTTTGCAGGCCACCACCGCCCAGCACACAACCGAGATTGCTGACCTTCACGCCAAGGATGAGGATTTGCAGAGGCAAATCACCAGCAATGACAACGACATTGCCGCCCTTCAGGCAAAGGACGTGGAACACGATTCCCGGCTGAACGGCATTGATACCAAGCTCAAGAGCCACGATACCAGCATTGCCCAGAACACCGCCGACATTGCCAAGAATACCAAGAACATTCAGGACAATGCCGCCCAGATTGCCGCCAACGCTCACGAGCTGGCCGACCATGCCGAACAGCTGGCAGACCATGAGGGCCGTCTTACCGCCCAGCACAAAGAAATCACGGCAAACCATGAGGCCATTGAGCGTCTTACCAGTGTCACCGATGAGCTCAGGGCTGACCTTACCGAGGATGAGGCAAAGATTGAGGCCAACCGTGACGCAATCGCCCACATTCAGGAGAAGGACGTTCAGCAGGACGGCAGGCTGGACAAACTGGAAGAGTGTTGTGAACAGGCCAAGGCCCACTTTACCCAGCTGGACACCAAGACCGACAACACCAACACGGCCCTTACCGCCGAGATTGACCGCGCCAAGGCCGCAGAACTGGCAAACGGCAAGTTGATTGCCAAGAACGCCGCAGAGCTGGCAAACCACGCCACCGAGCTGGCAGACCATGCGAAGCGTATTACCGCGCTTGAGGGTGACAACACCACCAACAAGCAGGCCATTGCCGATATCAAGGCCAAGAACACCCAGCAGGATACGGCGATTTCTGGCAACACTGATTCCATCACCCATCTGGAAACCGCCAAGGCCGACAAAACCGCTCTGGGTGACTACGTTACCAAGACCGAGTTAAATGCAGACCAGAAGCGGCAGGACGACATTGTGGGCGACTGGGCAACCGCTCACCCCGGGCAGACCATTTCCGAGTGCGCGACCTCTCAGGAGAACGAGCTGGCCGAGCACGCGGGACAGATTGCCAAGCTGGAAACCGACAAGGCCGACAAAACCGCTCTGGGTGACTACGTTACCAAGACCGAGTTAAATGCAGACCAGAAGCGGCAGGACGACATTGTGGGCGACTGGGCAACCGCTCACCCCGGGCAGACCATTTCCGAGTGCGCGACCTCTCAGGAGAACGAGCTGGCCGAGCACGCGGGACAGATTGCCAAGCTGGAAACCGACAAAGTGGCTGCCGATGAACTTTTCCCGACTTCCGTAGAATTTCCGAACGTTCTACTTACCCAGGTAATCACGACCGTTTCTTCCCTTGATGCCGAATCCATGGTAGAAATGAGTGTCATTCTGCCGTTCCTTCGCAAAGAAAACACGCGCGACACGGCCATCGTCACCGTAAGTTCTACGAACGGCGCATCGGTTGGTTACTTTAATGGCTTGACCGCAATAGTTCCACTGACTGACATTTCTATTCGCGGAGAATTTGGGGCGGGATTTGTTAAGTTGCAGGCCAACGTTCCCACAACCAATATCAAAGTCAATGAACCGTTTGTTCTTCACCTCTATCTCAGCGTGACGGTTAGCACAACCGTTTCCTAAAACAAGCCGCCCACGACCTCTAGGCCGTGGGCGGCTTTTATTGTTCCATGTGAAACACTATCCCAAGCGTTCCTCTGTAAACTCATTGACCCCGCCCACCTCATACCGGCGCGGGGTCATAACTATCCAACTAGCCGAGTGGGTGACGCGCTGGAAATCGTGACGCTCTTTTATGGGGCTGTCGTGGTAAGAAAGCATCTGACCACCAGCATCATCAATGATTAAAAAGTCATTCAGATTTTCAATATTGTCCTTTAATGCCGCCTGCCCTTCTTTCTTGCCTACTCCTGCAATCGTGCTTTCTAGTACACCAGTGCAAGTCCGGGCCGCGTAACACTTGGCGTGTAAGAATCTGAATTCGGTGTAACCGAATTCAGATTGCGGGTGTTCGTCCTCAGCGATACCAATATAGACTTTCTTACCGTTGGGTTTCGTGACCACCACCCCGCGTTTTTCACACTGGGCGGCAACTTCCCGGTTATACTCTTCGACCGCTGGAACCTTGGCCCCTTCAAACTTACAGGAATCTGTATCCCAGTAAATCACCTTCTCCCAGCCAACAATTTTCAGCAGTTGCCAGAGCTTGAGCCGCGTCATGCTGGCTGTCCACAAACCCCAGAGAAACGGAAACTTGCCTTTCTGGCTCTTCTCTATCTCCGCAGGAGTTTTCTTTTCCAAGTTGACTTCCCAACTCATACGCTCAAAATCAATGCTGTCTCCGATTTCTGCCGTGTATTCGTCCCTTATCGTCTTTTGGGCGCAGGCTCCGAAAATCGTATTGACGCAGATTTTGGAGAAAGCATATTCCGGGGAACCTTTCATTGTTTCTTTGATTTTGAACTTGTCAAAGATTGCCATACGGAAAGAATCGGGAAGATACCCAAGCCGGAAACAGAAACCCCGGTGCATAACTACCCGTTCAAAGGTGTATGCTTCTTTGATTCTCTGCCAGTCGTTGGAATCACAATACAACAAAGTTTCATCTGCTTGGAGCACACGGCCATTGTCTTTGTTTTCGTCGTCGCATTTGAGGCCCGCGCACTTGCTGACAGATATCACGGGGTCTGGGCATTCGGGCCGGATTTGCAAGCCCTTTATTGCTATCTCTGCTATCCATCCCATACCGCAGGATATGATATTGTCCATCACTGCTTGGGGCTGGCCTTGTGGTAGCATCATGGGTTTGCCCTCTGGAAACTTCCATAAAAGTTGTTGTGACGGATGGGCGCTCTTGAAATCATAGCTGTTGCAATTGCGGTAAGTGTGACCTGCACGCCACCGGGTGCCGTGGGTATCGCCGCCTGCCATTGCTTTATATGCGATTTCCATTTGTTCCCGGTTGAGCTCAAGAGCCTGCATCTTTTGGAGCGTCCTGCTGTCACCTGTCAAATGTTTGTTGACCTCTTTAATGACAAGGGCCGTGTTTGTCATTGGCAGTGTAGCCGCGTTGTAATTGCGTTCTGCTTTCAAACGTTCGATTGCTTCCCAGAGGCCCAACACATCATTGACGCAGTATGCAAATTCGATATCATCAAGGGGAGTATCTGCCGTTCTGTAAACGGAATAATCCAAGTCACCTTTTAACTTTTCGTGCTTGCATCCTTCTGTTGCTCTGGCAAGGCTCTTTTGGAACAGCTTTAAACTGTCCCGAAATTCAATACCGTTGTCGAACTGCAAATACAGGGGTTTCCGGCTCTTGGTATAAAGGGCCTTGCAATCTCCCCACCGGTCACATAGCATCTGAATGAGGTATGTATACTCATACCCAAGATTGTGAACGAAAATCACAAGGCGCTTTCGTTCTGTGATACTCCACTTATCTACCAGCGTTTCTATGATATCAGCCCATTCTTCAAAGTATCGCGGCACGACGACCGCGCCACCAATGCACGTCTGAAAGGTATAAGCAAAGCCGTCTGTATCGGTGTTGGTGGTCTCAATATCAAATGTACAGGTTACATCTAAATAGCGGGGTTTCGTTCTGGCGTTCTTCTTGGTTCGCTCCTGCACGGTTTTGGGAGTGCCCAGCATAGCCAAGAACTCAGCTTTGCTCTCCGCTATCTGTTCCCCCCTGCATTCACGCATGATTTAACCCCCGAAATACTTTGCTAATATCTGTGCCGCCTGCTCTTCTGTTGTGATATTGAATTCCCGGGAAAGGGCCGTTGTTTGGCTCTCTCCCGTCTGCTTTGCGCGGTCTATCGCGTCCTTGGCCCGTTGCAAGAAGGGCCTGCCGTTGTCTGTCTGCAATAGCGTGTAAACCACATCAGAACCCAACGCCGCCTCAAGCTCTTTTGTCATGTACTTGTCAAACAACTCTGAAAGCTCTTCTTGGGAACCGGTAAACCCACGGTCAACAAGAGATTGATAAACATTGCGCTTCCAATCCTTGATACCTTGCATTGTGGACGTTTTGGAACTAAGGAAATCCCGCAGGCGCAGATACTCCGCGACAAGTTCCGTTCTTGTCATGCTCTTCACAGATCCGCTGAACTTTGTGCGGCCTTGCGTTTCCAGCATCCCCAAGGCCCTCTTGTAAATGCCCTTGGTTTCTCCGGCCTCTTCCAGACGTTTCAAGCGTCGGTTTGCCGCACCGGATGCACGCCGCACAATTTGTTCCAGCTCTTCCCGGGTGTAGCTTGTGGCATTCGGGCCCTTGGGTGCGTATGCTTCCCACGGTTTGGGCTGAAACGGTCTGCCCTTGCCGCCCTGCTTGCGCTTCTTGGGCGGCTTGCTGGCCTTGCTGGCTTTCTTCTCCTTGAGCTTGGCCGCTTTCCTCTGCTTGGCCTGCTTCTTGTTGCTGGCCTTGCGGGTTGCGGGCTTTTGTTCGCTCTTGGCCGTCGCACCGGCTGGCAGTTTATCGGGCTTTACGAGCCCTAACTGATTCTTTATCTTTTTCATGCGTCATCCCTCACAAACTTGCGGTTGACCTTATCAAAATGATACCCACGCGGCCACCGGAAATACTGAATTCTGATTGACCCATTTCGTTCGGTCATGTATGGGTCATTCCCGTTGGTGCGCAGGTATTTATACAACTGCCGCACAGATTCATTGTTCATACGTTGCATAGACTTGCCCGACATCTTATAGGCCATCTGGGCCCCATTGGGGCCCGCAACCGGCATAACGTTGCGTGGATGGGCTGACTTGGGGTCAATCCATTCGTATTCTACCAGATGCACAATTCTCATATTAAAACCATCCTTTCCACTCACAAACGAAAATTACAACACCGATGATAAAGAACAGCGACGCGAAAGGCGCGACGCAAGAGAATTGATATGCTGTCATTGTTAAAACTCCCCATCGTGATAGTATGCTATGATTTCGTCGTCTCCGGCCTTGCGGCCTCTCCGGGTGCAGGTCTCTGTTGCACGTCGGAAGATTCCCGCGCAATCACCAACCTGCTTGAAATAGTAGACAAACCGGCTTGTCTTGTATTCCTTATCGGGATGATTGAGCAGGAAATTTTCCACCTGCTCAAAATTGTTTGTCTTGCGGATGTAGAGAATCATAACTTATTCACCTCTCCTGTCAAGCTCTGCTATTGTTTCATTGTTCACATCAGTACAATCATAATCCTCATTAAAACAAGGACAGCTTATCATACACCTTGTAAGTGTACTTCTTACCGACCGCATAGCCTGTCTTGTTTAAGCTGTCCATAATGCTCTTGCTAACTCTGATTTTGTCCATTGTTGCATGTCCTTTCTCTATCGGGTTTGTTTCGGTCTGGTTTCCTATGTTTATTATCTCATAAAATTATTAACGAGATATGAACAACAAATGACAAATTGGTTACATCCGATGTATACATATAATGAGGTGCAGGGCACCACCGGCACCATGCGGTTAGTTCAGGCTTTTTATGTACTTCACTACAC